GGGTATTTATCAGCTTCCGGCTGAGTCCGTGCGGCTTAATCCCAAGCAACGGCATAACGGACGGGTGTACCAGTCTATTTATTCACTGGCAACAGATGATAAAGGCGAGCTGTGTTACCTCCATCAGACGTTATTGGATGGTGCAAAAAAGGCTGACATCGGGGCCAGCGCCAAGCGGCAGAAATCACTGCAGGAAGATAACTATCTTGATCACGCTCGCTCAGTTGCGATCCGTATGTTCCCGGTCGCCAGCACGCTGGGCATCGCAGAAGGAATCGAAACCGCCTTGTCTGCTCATCAAATTTACAAGGTGAATACCTGGGCCACCATGACAAGCGGATTCATGAAGAAATTCCGTGTTCCTGCAGGCGTGAAGAATTTGATTATTTTTGCAGATCGAGACGTAAACAGCGCCACCGGATTGGCTGCGGCCACGGAATGCGCTCATGCCAATTTAATGGCAAAAAATGACCTGCAAAAAATCAGCATCTACTACCCGGATAACGGTGATTTTAACGACATGCTCATGAACGGCGATCAGGTTCGTGAAGTGGTTTTCTATAAAAAACAGCAGGTGGCCGCATGAAACTGGAAGCATCACTCAAACATTTTAGTCCTCAGGGAATGCACATCAGCGACGACGTGAAAGGAACCTCTCCGGACCGCCTTACAGGAACAGATGTAATGGCGGCGATTGGCACCACCAGCAGCCGTGCGCGATTCGGCCTGGCGGCGTTCTTCGGTAAAGCGGGAATCAGCAAAACGGATGAACAGCTCGCAGTTCAGGCGCTGACGCGTTATGCGATGGACGTCGCGCCGAAAAATGTTCGTAAAGCAGCTGGTGGCCATTTCGGATGGTGCATGCAGATGCTGGCACAATTTGCCTTTGCCGATTACTCCCGTTCGGCGGCCACCAGCGTGACGTGTCACAGTTGCAGTGGTACCGGGTTTATCTCCGGGAATGAGGATGTGATTAAACACCCTGGTATTTTCGACGCCGACGGTGCCGAAGTGGTGGCCCCGAAGATTAAAAATGAGCTGGTGTATAGGGTTTGCGGAACATGCGGAGGAAAGAAAGTGATCCTTGCCCGGTGCAGGTGTGGCGGTAAAGGCGAAGTGTTGGACCGCAAAGCGACTAAAGACCGCGGCGCACCGGTTTTCAAAACGTGTGAACGTTGCTCTGGTAATGGTTTCTCTGCTATCTCCTCGGCGACGGTACACCGTGCCATTCTGAAGCGCCTCCCTGACCTTCATCAGTCCTCATGGTCACGCAACTGGAAACCCTTCTATGAAATGCTGGTGGACACTCTGCGGCAGGGTGAGCGTCATGCAGCAGTGGAATTTGAGAAGGTAACAACTTATTAATATGATCGAAGCAAATGGCGACACTTTTTTGCACATTAGGGTTGACTTTGCATAAAGCTGTCCTGTATGCTTTCCATCGTGGGATATTACGCCTACACGACATCAAACCCGCCTCAGCGCGGGTTTTTTTATGCCTGCAATTCTTCGCGCCACGCTCGGCGCAATTCAACCACAGAGCCTTTCAGGGGTGAGCCATAGGGAACGGTCGGTGTGACTGTCTCTGTGGGCTGATCATTCCTGAGCGCTGGCTCACCCGCTAAAAGGAAAGTCACTATGTTCGGTATCTTCAAAAAGAAAGCACGTAAAGCAGTTACTGAAGTTAAGAAAATGGAAAACCGCGATGCGGTTGAGGCGACTGTATGGGGCGCTTACTCCATTGCGTATGCCGACGGTACCTGCGACGCGAAAGAAATCGCCACGCTGGAAAAAACTATTTCGGCACTGCCTGCCTTCGCGCCGTTCGCCGGTGAGATCGCACAGATGAGTAGCAATATTCGTGCTCGTTACGAAGCTTCACCGCGTTCTGCTAACGCTCAGGCGCTGCGCGAACTGGCTGATGTTGCGGGTACAAATGACGCTGTTGATGTTCTTTGCCTGTGTCTCGATGTAGCTGACAACGACGGTATCGGTGAAGAAGAAGAGAAACAGCTGAAGAAAATCGCTCAGGCGCTGCAGCTTCCACTGGATCAGTACCTGTGATCGGAAAACTGCGTTGGGCAGCCGCCGGGATTTTGTTGTTCCTGGTGGTTGCTATCGACTTCACCAGCAAAATGATGTCCATCCTTGCTGATGGCGTGCTGGTGGCCGGAGTGATTGCGCTGCTCTGGCCCCTGATTAAACCCAGTAAATAACACTGTGCAAAAGGTCATTCCGGATGGCCTTTGACAGAGTGACAATAACGCCGCCTGGCGGCCTTCTTTCCCCTCATTTTGAGAGGATTCACAGCATTGAGGGGGACCGATGTCCGATCCAATTTCCGGCACAGGGTTAGCCGGTTTAGCTTTAACCGGGGCGAGTGTCTACGGGCTATTAACTGGTACTGATTACGGTGTTGTTTTTGGTGCATTCGCAGGTGCCGTATTCTACATCGCGACAGCTGCTGAGCTGAGCGTTTTGCGCCGTCTGGCCTATTTTGTCGTGTCGTACATCGTCGGCATTCTTGGTTCTGGCCTGCTGGGTTCAAAGCTCGCATCCTGGACCGGTTATAGCGATAAGCCACTGGATGCCATCGGTGCCGTGATTGTTTCTGCGTTAGCCGTTCAAATCCTTACTTTCCTCAATAAGCAGGATATCGGCTCGCTGGTGGCGCTAATAATGCGCCGGGGAGGTTCAGGTGGTACTAAATGATCCAACTGCAACATTAAACGCTCTGCTCTGCGCCGGGGTGGTGATTACCCTGATGTTTTATCGTCGTGGCGATTCCCGGCACCGTCCGTGGGTTTCCCGTTTAGCCTGGCTGATTACTGTCACGTACAGCGCTGTGCCGTTGGCCTACCTGTGCGGGATTTATCCTCATTCGTCATGGGCCACTATTGGGGCCAACATCATTTTCCTTTCCGTGCTGGTGGCCGTCAGAGGCAACGTTGCGCGCCTGGTTGATCATCTGAGGCACTAATGACCAAAGACGAAATTTTTAATGCCATTCTTGGTAAAGAGGGCGGTTATGTAAATCACCCTGACGATAAAGGCGGTCCAACAAACTGGGGGATCACACAAGCGGTAGCTCGCGCCCACGGATTCACTGGCGATATGCGAGACCTAACTCGCCAGCAGGCGCTGGATATCCTGACTGCAGACTACTGGACAGGGCCACGCTTCGACCTTGTTTCTGAGGTATCACCAGCCATCGCAGCCGAACTCTGCGACACAGGCGTAAACATGGGCCCATCTGTACAGACCAAATGGTTTCAGCGCTGGCTGAACGTGTTCAACATTCAGGGCACGCTCTATCCCGATCTGATTGCAGATGGTTTTATCGGTCCGCGAACTATCAGCGCACTAAAAAGCTATCTTTCCCGGCGAGGAAAAGAGGGAGAGCTGGTTATGCTCCGGGCACTTAATTGCAGCCAGGGCCAGCGTTATCTCGAACTGGCAGAACAGCGCAGCGCGAACGAGACGTTTGTTTATGGCTGGGTAAAGGAGCGGGTGGTTATATGACGCTTGAGATGATTACCGGACTCGTTGTAGCTGTGTTTGCTGCTCTCGCCGCCGCGTTTGGCCTGGGTCATTCACGCGGCACCAGCAAAGCTGAAGCGAAAGCCGACCAGCAGCGCATCGAATATAACGCAGCGGCAACGGTCGCAGTAGCCGAACGCCGGGTAGAAACAACGAAAGAGGCCAGCAATGTACAGCAGACTGTTAACCGCATGCCTGATGACGATGTTGATCGCGAGCTGCGCGAAAACTTTACACGCCCCGGTGGTAGTTGATACGGGCTGTTTGTGGACTCGAATTATCTACCTGACAAACCACGATATTGACGTGCTGGATCGCCAGACGAAGAAAGACATCCTGGCGCATAACAAAGCGTGGCAGGCAAACTGCCAGAGGGTAAGCCCATGAGTTACACGCGATGCACCTTTTGCGGTTCGGGTTTACACACCCGCGAGAACTGCCCGCATACATGGAGCGGCAATGCTCGCCGGGTGAATCTGCGCTGTAGCTACTGCGGCGCAACTGGTCACAATTCTAACGCCTGCCCGCACAACGCCAGCAGCGCGAACCGTCGCCGTCTAAATGATGATTACTATCTCGACTAAGGATAAAAAATGACTCAAATAGTGCTTACCGCTGAACAAATTAAATCGCTCGCTGAGTTTGCAGAATCAGAAGGTCAAGCGGCGTATACGATCACCCACGCAACAATTCCGGCATTTGAAGCCGATGATGGCGAGGTTATCCCGGAATACACTGGTCTGGTCGCCTATTCAGGTTCAGAAGAGCACGGCGTACTGCAGCTCGACGATTGAGTGGCTATTACAAAGCCCACCTGCTGGTGGGCTTGATAATGGTTATCCCCAAAAAGTTATAAACCGGCCTCGCACTCGCGGGGCTTTTTAATGCGCATCGCACGCGCACACCAAAGAAAGTCTTTCAGCTGTGAGCCTGGGCAAACCGTTAACTTTCGGCGGCCTTGCCGTGCGACAGGCTCACGCCTAAAAGGAAAGAAATCATGGTTCAGAAAATCTTTAGGTTGTCCGGCGCTGCGACGGATGTTCTTTATGCGCTGTTTTTTCGTGGTGCGTTGGCTGGTGGAGATCTGCCATCTAAATCTGGCGCTGCTGAGCTTCGAGAACTGGGGTTTGCTGAAAGTCGCTATACCGC